TATACATCTAAAGCATCTACAGTGCTTACAAACTTCTATAGGACCATTCTCTTTGTCAACTTCTTTTATTAAAGGAGTACCACAGTGAGAGTTATGTCCACAGTTGTTGCACTTACCGTTTACCTGCTCGACCACCAGACCGCCTCTTTACGACACCGCCCTTAGAGCGATACTTAGTATTTTTAGCTTTACCACCACCCATGCGTTTAACAGTTCCACCTTTGGACATGTACTTAGTTTTCTTTTTTCCTGCCACTTTTCTTCTCCTCATTATAAAGATTGTTAAAAGTTAAATTAGGATTCATATAACTACTATCTATTTCTGCTGAGTGTACATACTGACTTGGTGCAAAGTCTGGTGCGCCTTCTCCAGTAACCCACAAAGCGGGATTAGTAACTCTAACTCTATTGTTAGGAAGTGCTATAATGTTTCCTGTATATGGTCCTGCATCTATAAGCTCTAACACATGTGACTGTTTATGTTGTGCAGGATCGTCTGATATATAACTATCTGTGTAGTCTACAGTAAACATATATCTTCCTGTATAAAACTCTCCATCTATTTTACATAACCAAGGACTTGAAGATACTCTGTCCATAACAATGATAGCATGGTTTCTTGAAGAACAATCCCACGGCTGGGCTAGATGTGTCTGCATTAGTTCAGGCCACTCTTCTAGTACTGTGTCTGCTACCAATGCTGTGATTGGAAGTCTAGCCCACATTGCACCGCCATGTATATTTTCATCTTCATCGCAACCTGTAAACACAACATTAAAACTTAAACATCTATCTGGTATTGCGTTTACTGCTATTGCTAGTGCATGTAAATATTCTCCTTGATATTCTTGGTGATTGTTTGTAAATTCTTTTCGTACCCAACATTTAAAATGCGGTATGTTTGAAGCAAGATATGCCAAAGTAGTCTAACACCTCCATCGTTTTCTAGCTTGCCTTAATCTGCTATTAGGGTTCTTAGCAGCTTTTGGAAACTTTTTCATTTGTCCAGCAGACCTAGCACAATAACTCTTACGCCTGGATGCCCTAGCCTTACTAGGTTTCTTTTCCGTTACAGCCGTCTTGAGTTTTGAACCAGGGTTCTGTCTCCTATACTTAGCCACCCCCTTCGCAGTCATACCAGCACCAGACTTGGTAGGACGTTTCATTCCCCTACCAATCGTAATGCCTTTCATGTTGCTTTTTTTTCTAGCCATAATCAGTCATACAAAGAAGCTACAAGTTGTGAACCATTCATTACTTTACCGCCGCCCTTACGCTTAACAGTGCCACCGCCCTTCTTAGGCATTGCCATATCAGACATTTGTTTTTTAGTCATGCCTTGATATACAGACTTACGATTTTTAACTGGCGAACCTAATTTAATTTTCTGACCTACACGAATTTTATTTGGGTCTTTAATACCAGGATTAGCAGCAAGAAGTGCTTTAAGAGTTGTTCCTTGTTTTTTTGCAATCTGTGAAAGTGTATCTCCAGATTTAACTGAGTAGGAGCCACCTCCTTTTCCACGACCTGCGAAATATCCAGCAGTACCTATAGCACCAAGAGTGCCAAGACCTATTAAAGTTTTCTTAGTTCGGCTTTGTTGTTTTGCCGCTTTATCAGCTTCAGCTTTACTTGGGCCTTTAGGTTTAATAACAGTTCTTTTAGGTTTAGCTGCTACCCTGGCTGCATCTTCTTTTTTAGCAGCAGTAACAGCTTTTTTAAGTTTTCGTTGTGTTTTACTCATAGGTACTTTATCTACACCAAGAGTAACAACCTTATTGGGTTTGTCTGCTACTTGAGTTTTTCTAGCTGCATCCAATAAAGATTTTACAGCTTTTGTTCTACGCTTCGCCATTTTTTTTCTCCCACCTGGATTTGTAATTTGTTTGCTAATACTAGCTCTATTAACCACGGGTCATGGCCTTTCCGTAGCCTTTAACAGCACAACCAACCCCTTTTGGTTTACCTACTTTACCACCTGTTTTTCTACCAACAGATTTAAGAATTTCTTTTTTTGTTTGTCTAAACTTAGGTTTTCTTCCACCTTTAGCTTTAGCTCTTTTTTTTCTTCGTTTTGCAGAAGCTTCTGGTTTTATTAAATCTAATATAAGTTTTCTATCGTCTGCATCTAAGCTTGTTAATAAATCATATATACTATATCCTGCTGCACCTAAACCTACTGCTGGAGCAAACGGTCCTGACATTAAAGAAGTTGCTCCAGTTTTTGCAGCGGCTACTGCTCCTTTTTTTAATAACTTTTGTTTAAGAGCTTCTGCTGCTTTAGTTTGTGAAATTTTTTCAGCAGCTTTTGCACCACCACCTAGTACAGCAGATTCAGCAGCAATATATCCTAAAGGATTTCTGTTAATAAATTCATCAAGTGTTTCGCTTGGAATACGAGAAGCAGCTTCAATACCAACTACACCAGTGCCTGCACCGCCTATAGCTTTTAGAATATTACTTTTAGCACTAGCCATGATTAGTCATACAAAGAAGCTATGAGTTGCGAACCAGTCATAACTTTACCACCAGCTTTACGACTAATTTTTTCACGACCTCTTTGACCACCCTTTAACAACCTATCTTGTCCTTTAGCAGATGGACCTTTTTTTAAATCTTTTATTGTAGTCATCGGTCCTGGTTGAAATCCTTTACCTCTTTTTTTCTGTCTTTTAACGAAAACTCCTGATTTCTGGTATTTGCCTAACATAGGTTGACCACCTTTTTGTCCAAAACCACTACCCTGTTTTTTTATTTTAGGAGCTATAGGTTCATAACCAAAATCTAAATCTTTACCTGTTAGTTCAGGTGTAACATCACTTGGATAACTTTTAGCTGATTGCTTTGGTCTTTTTTTATTTGGTTTAGAAACAATTTTGCGTTTAGATACTGTTGCTTGGGCTGCTTCAACTGCTGCTTTACCAAATTTTTTTTCAGCAGCTTTTTTGCCCTTTTCACCAGCAAATTTTTTAATAAGGTCTACAACCTTTAGTGCAGCTTTTGTTCTACGCTTTGCCATTTTAATTCTCCTTAGTCATATAGAGAAGCTATAAGTTCAGAACCACTCATAACTTTTCCCCCAGTTTTACGATAACCCATTTTATTGCGTACAGGTGTAGGTAGTTTTGCAAGACCTGGATTACTTTGTTTATCTACAGTTTTAAGTGAACCACCTTCAGCTTTCTTTTTAACTTTTTTCTTTTTACCTGGAGGAGTCATAGGTTTTTCTGGTTTAGGTGCAAACTTTACTGGAGTGCCTTTTTTATAAGATTTTTTTACAGAATCAAATAACCTTTGTTTAATCTTACTTATTTCACTCATTAGCTTGCTCCCTGTATTATAGTGTTAGGACCGCCAGCAGGAGAAGCTGCAACAGCCATGTCATCCTGTCTAGTACGCCTTGCTTGGTTACGTAAAGCCCCTACAGCAGCAGTGTACTGTGCTTGCCATACGGGTAGAGTATTCCAGTCTTTATTAAACATAGTTGCTTCCATCATGCAACCATAGAAGATAGCATCATAGCAATACTCTGTGAAATAATTTGAGGTTGTTACGCTTGTCCCTGTAGCAGAAGCAAGGGCCAGTGGTTGAGATGCTGTTTGTATTTCAGCCGTAATTACTGAGACTGGTGTAGGTACAATTTTAATTGTTGAATTATTCTTACGTGTGTAATACCGTGGTGTGCCTGTAGATGCACTAACAGGCCAGTAATCATTTATATATTCTACAGTGCGAGGTAATAGATTAGTTACACTCGTTCCACTGCTTGTTTTAAAGTTAATGTTTCTAACAAGCCTAACACGATCATTAAGAGTAATAGCACTAGCATTACCAGACGAAACAGATACAGTAGTATACTCGTCTAGTCCAAAATCATCTAGCTCTTTTACCAGACGAAACTCAGCCTTCTGAATAAACTTAGGAACTTGGTTAGAAAACTCAGTCCCATCATTCTCAGAAGTGTTAATGATGTCTGTTTTAAGATCGCTATAGTTAGGCATGTTAGCCTACATATAAGGTAATAGTTGGGGCCATAGCTGCTGCACCAGATGTAGAGAGGCTTACGATACCATGAACAGCAACGCCCATGTCACCAATGTAAACGTCATTAGAATCAGTAGCACCCATCCTATATCGAATAGCGTTACCTTTGGCAGTCTTATTAGTAATCTGTTTACTGCCTGAAATAGCAATGTCACCTACAATAGTAGAATAAGCATGTACAGCAATTATACGAGTGGTTGTAGGGGTAGGATTATCACTACCACCTTCAGAACCTAATGTAACAGTAGGAGTATCTACATAACGAAACCCAGTTATGATAGCTCCATCACTACTTACATTCTGTGCGACTTTTATATTAGATGCCATAATATCTCCTTTGGAAGAATGGGAGAGTAGCGTTAACTACTCCCCCACTTTCACCATTAGGTTCCAGCACTTCCGAAGAAGCCACGCCAGTCAGATACACCGAAGCTATAACGCTCCCGTGCCTTAAAGCGCAGGTTGCCAGTATCAAAGTCTGGCTCCATCTTCGTCTGAAGAGGAGAACGGACAAACATTTTCGTACCATTAGGAACATCAGTCTTAATGAAATACGCATTGGTATCCGTAAAGCGACGGTTGATAAAGTAACCTTCAGGAAGCATACCCATGCTCCGAGTCACGTTGATTGCGTTCGTGTTCGGGTTAGCCGAAGCAGCACTCGTTTGAGTGTTACCAGGACTGGACAGAATACGACCAGCAATCGCCCATGAGTCAACAGGGACATGCAGAGACACCGCACTCGCACCAATGAGAATACCACGATCATCCTCAAGCTTTTGGATGCTCGTAAGCGCAGTCTCAAGAGTAGCTTCCGTTAGGTCAGCAGCCGCCAAAAGGTTAGACTGACTTCCATCGGAAATCGTGGGGTGTGCAGCAGAGAAGAACGCCGCTCCATCACCAATGGTATCAGAGAAACCATTGTTGAACAGATTAGCAGCTTTCACTTGCTTGGTATTCGCCATTGCACGGGCAAGACCCCTGGCACGAATTTTAGCAAACGTGTCATAGAGATTGTCTTCCATTGCCTCTTCCGTTACAGCAAAGGCAAGAGCAACAGTCTCGTGTGAGTAACGAGCCGTGTAGCTTTCTTGCGCTCCGTCATAACTAACAGCAGCACCTTCACCCTTCGTTGGGGCAGTACCAAAACCAGTGAAAAGTACTTCTTCTTCAAAAGCACGATCCGAGTTTTCTACATCATAGAGAGATTCGTGTTCGTTATTAACCTCTCCATACTCCATTCCAAAAACGGCGTTAAGGCCAGGAAGGAGTTGTTTGCTAATACTAGCTCTATTAATAGCCATGATAAATCCTCCCTATTAAGCCGTTGATGCCGTAGCCGTTACAAAACGGTCACGGTGATGGTTGAGCCATACTTCTACAATCGGATAGGCATCAGAATCTTTTTCGTCAGGATACTGAGCTTTACCAATTACACGAACAGCCGCCGCAGCTTCCGTACCAGACGCTCCGTCTAGATAGTAGCTGGACTGACCTGTCGTCGTGCTGCCCGAAGAGGCAGTAGAACTAACAGTTACATTGTAGTTTTTAACAATGAGCAACTCAACCGCCGAAAGCGATAGAGAAGCTTGAATGTAATACGTCTGATCTGGATCAGTGATTACAAAGAATTTAACGTCCGTGGCACTAGTCCCACCCGGCCAATACCGAGAAAACTTCGGCTCTCCATTTTCAACATACTGGCAACCCATGAATACGCCTGATGGCTTGAGGGTCGCAGCAATGTAGGGGCTAATCGTAGCAAAGTTAGCACCTGGAAGAACAACGGGATCACCAGAGAAAATACTATTCGTTGGTGTGCCAGTCATTCCAGTCGAAGTCAACGCAATGGTATCAGTAACAGCTTCGTTATTGTAACCGCCACCTTTTTTGCGAGCGGGAATGAAACCACGAAATGCTTTAGTAGTAGACATGTTTCATCTCCTTAGTTAATAGAAGTCAGTCCTGAAAAGAGGTCTGTCTTCCTTTTGTTGTGACAGAGCGACTAGAATTAGTTACAGGCATGTTAGCTAAACGAGAATCAGAATTACCCATCAGTTGATGATTAACAGCATCCATCATATCGTTAGCTTTCTTTTCATAGTATTTATTCCTAGCCGCAGCTTTTTTGGATGGCATTTTAGCTAGAGCAAGATCAGCCCTATTTACTGTGCCTTCATACCGTCCACCCTCCCTCACGAAAGAGGTAGTAGCCAATTCAGGTACTTCTTCAGGAGAAACAAACACCCAGCCTTCTTGCTGACGCTTGCCTACGTTTGTGTAGTCATCTTGGCCATTGAAAGAGACTCGTATCCAACGTAGAGTCAAACCCTCTGATGAGAAGCGTTCTTGTACAGCTTCTGGAATTTCTAGAGCATTTGGCTCTTCAAACGACCATTCTTCTTCTCGTTCTAAATTTTCTCTTTGATTACTATTACGTGATTCATTTCGTGTCATAATTCTCTCCCACGCTTATATTACGTTAGTGTACTCACCATCAGCGGTTGTTACTTTTAACTTTTCTGCGGCGTACTGTTCAAGAGGTATACCCCATTTGTTCGCAAGTCTTACGTCTTCTTTCGAAAGTTTAACTTTTGAACCAGAGTTCCGAGACGAGCGTGAAGCCCCTGAAACCACTTGAGAAGGTTGTGACGTGTTTTCCTCCACACGGACTGAAGAACCTCCAAAAGCTTTTGCCAAGCGTTTGTCAATTTCTTCGTAAAATTCATTATCATTTGGATCATATCCTTCTGATTTTAATTCTGCATCAAGAGCCAAAGCAGCAGCAGTCTTAATAGTGTCTTCTCCAAACCAGTCGTTTTGTTCTGCCCACTCTTGGGCTTTAACATCAACAGCAGTAGATTGAGGTTGCTGTTGTACTTGTGGTTCTGGTTGTGCTTCAAGTTCTTGCTGTTGTCTTGCTGTATTTACTTTCATACGTTGAAGCAACTTCAAGTCTGCTTGTGCATTATTTAATGTTTCTTGTGCCTCTAATACTTTTTCTTTTTCTCCACTATCGAAAGCTTCAAGGTAAGCTTCTTTAGCCATCTTAATAGTTTTTTCTAATGATTGCTCATTAACATTTAAACTATTGCTAGTAATAGAAACAACTTCTTTATCTTTCTTACTCAAGTTATTTTTAAGTTCTTCATTCTGAGCAAGAAGAGTTTGAATGGTTTCTTCTCGTTCTTTACGCTGACGAACTAGCTGACGTATTCTTTTCTCAGCACCTTTTGTTTCTATACCTTCTAATTCTTTAGGAGCTTCTTCATCTTGAGGCTCTTCTTTAACTTCTTCTTCAGGTTCTTCTACTTGAACCGCTTCTACTTTTTGTTCTTCTTCTTCAAGTTCAAACTCAATTTGTTGTTCTTCTTGAGGTTTTGCAGTTGTATCTACTTCACCCCAACCATCATTTTCGTTATTCATTACTTTACTCCGTTGCTAACGACACAAACGTGTTTTACGTTATACTACTATTATACCATATAAATGTTGTTTTCCCAAATCACGCAGACCCTTTTGTTAAATTAAATGTAGGATCAAGGTCTTTAGGGTCTTCTACCTGCATAACAATCTGGTCATCAAATAGAAGAATTAGTCGAACGCCTTTGTAAATCATCTTAGTTCCAGTGTGCTTACCATAGCATACATAGTCTCCTACCTTACACCAAGGACCATTAGGAAACTTTTCTTTCTCTGCATATGCTAGATCACCAAGAGCAATAACTTGTCCTACAGTTGTAAGATAAGACATGTCTTCTTTGGTTGAGTCTGGAATAAAGATTCCACCTTTAGTTTGACTCTTAACAGATATTGGACGAACAAGGACATGATATCCTGGTAGTTCTGGTAGTGGCGAAGGATCAGGAATATCCTCTTTATCTGTAATCCACAAATCATTTTTAACCGCCCCACCCATAGCTACTTGTTGCATTTATTTAGTCATCCTCCATGTGTAATCGTTTTTTAACGATATCTCTTAAATTATCTCTGGCCCATTCGATACCGTGAATTGAACCAACTATTTGTCTGTAGTGGCAGAAGTCTTCTGCAATACCTGCACCAAGAGTACTTCTTAGTCTGTCTATCTCTTGATTAAGCTCTACCCCAATTTCATCCCAGATTTCCATTACTTACTTTTTTTAGAATCCGAAACTTTCCAAGAACTTTCGTCCCACTTATTAAGTGCGCTACGAATATTACGACCACCCGTAATGTCTTGCTTGTAAGGATCACCAAAACTTTTATCAGTATCCTTTACATGAGACGGATAGCCTTTACCCTTCTGCATCATTTCTCATCTCCTTAAATTGACTGTCTGCTAGTTTAATTAAATTTTCAAGTGCAGCTTGATCCATCTCCTTGTCATCGTCTTGTTGTTTCTTTAACATATCAACAAGAACTTTAACATACTCTTTCTTATCTGCTAGATCAAGTTTACCTTCTTCTATCTGTAGTTTAGTTTGTAGTTCAGCTTCTTTGATTGCTTCTTTAGATACTCTATTTTCTTCAGCCTGTTCTTCTCTAGACTTAGACTGTGCCGTGGCTTTAAGCATATCTATGATCTGACCAGTTTCTTTCATCTCAAGTTCTTTATTCTTTAACTCAAGTTCTGCTGCATCAGATGCTGTTTGTGATTGTATCTTTGCTTGTTCAAGCTGTACCTTTTGTTGTTCAAGAGCAACAAGCTGTTGTTCTGGTGACTGTGCCTGACCAGTAGCCATATTAGCGTTCATTACTTGCTGCGCTGCTTGTGCTAGTGCCATCTCTGTAGCAGCAGGTGTAACCTGAGAAGGATCAACCTGTTGAAGCATTTGTTGTGCTACACCATTCATTTGCTCTTGATACTTCATTACTGAGTGTTCTTGTACGTTAGCCTGTAAGATAGGAGCAATACGTTGCATAATAGGATTACCACCATTAGCAGGGTCTTGCATGTAAGCCATCTTTACTTGTATATGAGCATCATGGTTCTGTCCAGCAAAGGCACCAATAGGTAATCCTTTTGTTGCTGCCATTATATCAGAGACAGGATCAAGTGGCTGTGCTGTAATCTTTGGTGGAATGATGTCATCTACGTTTGGCATATTTGTAGCATTAAGAATTGTACGGTTTAGTTCTTCCATATTAAACATACCAGGAGGAGACTGCTGTGCCATTTGCAGTACCATGTTAGCCATCATCATACGATGTGCATTACTAGGTATGTTAGGATCAGAGACAGGAATAATATCTACACGACCATCAAAGTCAGACTTAAAGATGTTACGGCTTTCAAACGGAACATCATAGGGGTATTCATTTGGAAGATATT